TGGAGCTTCAGGTGGGAAATTTGAAAGTACAGCACAAATGACTGCTGCAATGGCAGACCCTAGATACGCAAATGACCCTGCCTACAGACAAGAGGTAGCTAATAAGTTAGCAAGGTCAAGTCTGTTCTAATATTGTTGTTCAGGTTGGGGGAGTATTCCCCCTTCCTTTTAAGTACACGATTAACTTGGTGTATTTAAAAGGAACTGATATCATTCCTACACACTAAGCTAAAGACAAACGATTACCCCTGACCCCTTGCGAGGGACAATCTTGGAGAAAGGATGTAGAAATGCTGAGTGTAATTTCAACTCAACTTAACTACTAAGAGGTAATTAAAAAATGGCACAAGCTGCTTCAAACCCTGCTTACACCGTAAGCTTTCAGGGTCAAACTAATAATACAGGTGACGTTAGAGACCTGTTCCTCAAGCTATATGCTGGGGAAGTCCTAACTGCATTTGAAGAAAAGAAAGTCCTAATGGACAAAGTGAGAACTCGTACAATTAGTAAGGGTAAATCTGCATCATTTCCTATGACAGGTAGAGCATCAGCTGAATACCTAACCCCTGGGAATGAGATTACAGGTGGCAACATCAGAGCTAGTGAGAGAATTGTAACTATTGATGACTTGCTCATCTCTAGTCAGTTCATTGCTAACATTGATGAGGCTATGAATCATTACGATGTAAGAAGCATCTACTCTAAAGAAGCTGGTATTGCATTGGCTAATGAAGCTGATAGAAACGTTGCAAGAATGCTAACCAAAGCTGCATTATCAACTAATGCAACTAGAGCAGCAGGTCTTGTTCAAGGATATAAAGACTTTGCTGAAGAAGACTTTACTGATAACGTAACTATTGGTACTGCTACTGCAGATTCTATAGACCCTGCTAAACTAGCTAAAGCTATCTTTGATGCAAAGAAAGAGTTTGATATCAAGAACGTTGACCATAGCAGTGCTGTGGTGGCTCTTGCTCCAGACCAGTACTACGCATTACTAGATGTTTCAGACGGTTCAAAGCTAACTTATATGAATAAAGACTTTGGTGGTAACGGTAATCTTGCAGGAGCTACTGTTCCTATGATTGCTGGAATGCCTGTCATTATGTCTAACCATGCAAAGGTTGCTAACCTATATCAGAACTTCACTACAGGTGATGCTGATGAAGGTAAGACTTCTGACAATGCTCCACTAGCTAACACTGCTGGTTCAGGTAGAACTACTCACTATGACTTACCAACTGCTGCTGTAGATGGTGCAGACATGGTGGCTATTGCTTCTAAGATGAGAGGCTTTATCTTTACACCTGAAGCTGTAGCTACTGTTAAGCTACTAGACTTAGGTATGGAATCAGAGTACCAAATCAATAGACAAGGTACACTAATGGTAGCCAAGTATGCAATGGGACATAACGTATTACGTCCTGCTGCTTGTATTGGATTACTTGAAGTTTAATTATAATAACAGGGAGAGGTTTCTAGAGCCTCTCTCTATTTTTATTGGAGTGTATTATGCCAGAAGTAGGTGAAAAGAAATATAAGTATACTAAAGAAGGTGTAGCTAAAGCTAAAAAAGAAGCCAAAGAAACTGGTAAGAAGATGTCCTTTGGTGGTAAACCTCAGAAACAAGTAGCTGCTATAATGGCTAAGTATGGAAAGAAAAAGAAATGAGTATAGAGTATAGGGGAGAAACCTTTAGTGGTTTACGCATACCTAAACGTACTCCAAGTCATTCAACAAAGTCACATGCTGTATTAATAGGAACTCAAGACAAGCCTAAGATGATTAGGTTTGGTGAACAAGGTGCTGAAACTAATAAATCTAAAAAACAACGTGATGCGTTTAAGAATAGACACCAAAAGAATATTAAAAAGGGTGAGACATCTGCAGCTTACTGGGCTAATAAAACTAAATGGAAAACATAGGAGAATGCAATGGCAGGAACAACACAACTAGATGCAGTCAATACTATGTTATCTGCTATTGGAGAAGCACCAGTAAGTAGTCTGTCATCTGGATTGATAGAAGCAGAGATAGCTGAAACAATATTAAACACAATAGACAGAGAAGTACAATCTATGGGTTGGCACTTCAACAAAGAATTAAACAAAAGCTTTGCTCAAAGTACAGATGGTGAAATAATTCTACCTAATAATATATTAAGAGCAGATGCTACACTTGCACCACAGAGTCCTGACTTAGTACAACGTGGTTTAAAGATGTATGATAAGAAGAACCACACGTTTAACATAGGGACTAATACATATTTAGATGTAATAGTACAGTTAGACTTTGATGACTTACCTGAGGTAGCTAAGAGATATATCGTACTACGTGCTACTAGAGTCTTCCAAGACAGGGTAGTAGGTTCAGGTACATTACATGAATTTCAACTAAGAGATGAGCAGAGTGCATTACTACAATTAAAAGAGTTTGACCAAATAACAGAAGATAACAATATCTTTGACAATTATGACACATATGCTATCATCGACAGACAGGGACGGAGAACACTTTAATGGCACTCATCAGTCAATCTATCCCAAATCTTATAAATGGGGTATCACAACAACCACCATCTTTAAGGCTTAGTACTCAAGCAGAACTACAAGAGAATGGTTTGTCTAATGTTGTAACAGGATTATCTAAACGTCCTAGTTCTTCACACATAGCTAACTTAGGTACAATCTCTAACTTAGATAAAGCTTTTATACATACTATTCGTAGGGATGAGAATGAATTTTATTCTATGGTAGTAGATACTGCAGGTACTATAAGGGTGTTTGACAAAGATGGTGTATCTAAAACCGTAACTAATAATGCTGCTTCTTACTTAAGTGGTCTAACTGACCCTAACAAAGAATTAGCAGCTGTATCAATAGCAGACTCTACTTTTATTGTTAACAAGAATACTATTGTAGCTAAAGGAACTGCTACTTCTTCAAGTCGTAATCCAGAAGCTTTAGTATATGTTAAACAAGCTGACTACTCTTCAACATATCGTGTAGTATTAACCAAAGGTGGTAATACTAGTACTGTAGAATTTGCAACAAAGTCTTCAACACAAGACACAACTTCTGAGACACAGAATGCAGAACGTGGTGCATCAACAGATTTGATTGCTACTAACTTAAATACTTTTTCTGGAACTGCTGTTAATACAACTTACTACGAGAATATAACTGATGGTAGTGCTGTGTCAGGTTTAACAGTTACACAGTATGGTAACGTATTACATATTCAATCTACTAATAGCACTGACTTCCAAGTAGAAGTAGGAGACTCTCATGGTGGAGACCATCTACTTGTATTTAAAGATGAGACAGCTGACTTTAAAAAGTTACCTGTAGAAGCACCAGTTAATTATACTATTAAAGTATCAGGTGATAATCAAAAAGCTCAAGATGATTACTATGTAAAGTTTACAGATGAAGAAGTATGGAAAGAAACATTAGAGCCTAACATTCTTACCCAGTTAAATGCTTCTACAATGCCACACAAGTTAACTAAGTTAGCCAATGGTAACTTTCAGTTTGACCCTGTTACATATGATGAAAGAACTGTAGGTGATGATGACACAAACTCTTATCCTTCTTTTGTAGGTTTTACTCTAAGTGATATATTCTTCCATCGTAATAGACTAGGTGTACTAGCTGATGAGAATGTTATATTTGCTAGAGCAGGTGAATTTGCAAGCTTTGACTTCTTTCGTAAATCAGTATTAACTATAGTAGACAGTGACCCTATTGATGTAGCAGTCTCGTCTAACAAGGTTAGCATACTTAAACATGCTGTACCTTTTAACGAAGCTTTACTATTGTTCTCAGATTTAACACAGTTTAAACTTACTGCTGACCCAGTACTAACACCTGAGACTGTTAACATTGCTAACACCACAGAGTTTGAGGCTTCACTAAGAGCTAAACCAGCACAGGTAGGTAAGTTTGTTTACTTTGCTTCTAAGAGAGGAGCATGGTCTGGCTTATGGGAATACTTTGTAGACACTGACACAGACACTAACGATGCTACAGAGGTTACAGCACATGTACCTGAGTATCTAGATGGAGAAGTCATAAACATAGAAGCTTCTTCTAATGAAGATATGATACTCGTACAAACAGATAATGACCCACAGGCTATATATGTATATAGATACTACTGGAGAGGTAGAGAAAAGCTACAAGCCTCTTGGTCACGTTGGACATTTAGTGGTGATGTTATAGGTGTTTCTTTTAACCGTGCTGATATAACTTTACTGATAAAAAGAGGTAATGATTTATATCTAGAAAGAATTAATTTATCTGTAGATGATGCTACTAACTATACTACTAATAAGTTTAGTATACACTTAGATAGAAGAGTACAACTAGAAACAAGTGGTTTAACAACTATACCCTATACTGATGCTGGTGTAATTTATATAGACCAGACAGGTAAGATTATAGACTTAAGTGCTGTAGCAGGTAAACTAGCTAATAGTGAAGTAGTCTATGCAGGTGTACCTTTTGAATTTAAATATCAATTCTCTGAACCAGTTGTTAAAAGTGGTGACAAAGCTATAACGACAGGTAAACTACATATAAGAAACTATGCAGTTGTTTATAGTAACACAGGTTTCTTCCAAGCAGAAGTAACACATTCTAAACGTAATCCTTATGTAAGAAACTTTACAGGACGTATTGTAGGTGCTGCTTCTAACATTCTAAACCAAGCTGGTATTGACTCAGGTACTTATCGTTTTGGAGTACTAGGTCATGGTGATGAAACAAGCATCGTACTAAAAAGTTCTAGTCACTTTCCTTGTATCTTTAAATCAGCGGAATGTGAAGGGTTCTTTGTATTACGTTCTAGGAGACTCTAATGGAAGTTTATGTTAGACAAAGTATTCAAGAAGATATAGATTACTTGGTTAACAATCTTAGACCTGAAGATAAAGAAGAAGTAGTAGCTTCTCATGGTAGTACTAAAGAAGCTCTACAAACAGGTTTTGATATATCAGAAGAATGTTGGACATTTCTAGTAAAAAAGACAGACGAGATAGCAGGTATATATGGAGTAGCCAGACAGTCTGACATGGTTGGATGTATATGGCTACTTAGTACTCCTGCTATTACAAAGGTATGGTTACCTTTTCTAAGACAGTCTAAAAAAGTAACACAACAATTAAATAAAAAATATGCTATTTTAACTAATGCAGTTGATGCAGACTATACTTTATCTATAAAATGGTTAAAGTTTTTAGGTTTTACTTTTATTAAAAAGCATGATAAATACGGTGAAGGTGATAAACCCTTCTTAGAATTTGTGAGGATATAAAATGGAACCCATGACCATGCTCAGTATTGGGCAATCAGCTTTAAATTTTCTTGAAAAGCAAAGACAAGCTAGAGAACAGCAAGCAAGATACGAAGCTAACAGGATTGCTGCAGTAGCTGCACGTGACTTAAAGATTCAATCTCTTAATCAACGAGCTATACAAGAGTCTGAGGCTGTTGCAGAAGATAAGATGGCTTTAGCTATCAAAGCTTTAGAAACAAAAGAACGACAGAAGGTAACTGCAGGTGAAGCAGGTGTTGGAGCAGGTAGAACAGCTAAACAAATTACAGACTTAACAGAAGCTAGAAAGCTTAGAGGTATTTCTAAGTATGATGCTACTATTGATAGACTGCTTACACAAGTTGAACTAGAAAAAGCAGGTATCAATGCAGAAGCTTTGAATCGTATTAATTCTCTACAACAAGGTCAACCACCTAGTTTAATGGGAGCTGTTGTAGGTGCTGCTGCTAATGCTGCAGCTATGGATATACAATATGGTGATGGTAAGTTATTTGGTATTGATTTAGTAGGTGATAAGAATGTTGCAGCTTTGTCTAGTAAAGGTTTAACAGGTGATAGTACATCTATATTTCCACAGAGTAATTCATTCTCAATATTAACTTAAGAGGTTTAAATGGCAAAAAGAACTCCAGTTAGTAGGTTAGATATTAGTGGTATTTCTACTGCACCTACAGCAAGACCAGTAGAAACTTATGTACGTCCTGCTGAAATTCAATCACAACCTTCAGCTTTAACTGAATTTGTATCAGCTATAACTCCAGCTGTAAAAGCAGTAGCAGATAAACAACTAGAGACTAAACTTAAACGTGAAAGAGAAATAGAAAGCTTTCGTTTAAAATCTAAGTATAAGCAAGCTGAACTAAAATCTTATGAGATGCATCTAAAGATTAACCAAGACTATAAAGATAATGCAGATACTTGGCATGAGATGAAAACAGAAGATGTTTTAACTAAGATTACAAAATATCAAGATGATTATTTAGATTCTTTACCTCCTGAGACTGACCCTATTTTAAAAGAAACTATGAAGTTACAGTTTCAAGAGTATAATGTTAAAACTATAGCAGATTTTAATGCAGGTAAAACACAATATAATAATAACAAATTAAACAACTCTTTTAAGGATACGATAACATTAGCATTAACAGCTGATGAAAAGAATACAGTACCTACTATTCAAAAGATGATTGATGATTTTGCAGTAGCTAATCCTCTGCCTAATGGTAAACCTGATTATAAAAGAGCAGTGAATGTTGCTCATGATTTACTATTAGACATGTCAGTTGATAATGCTGATAATAAATTATATGAAGCTCTAGATACTATGAAAACCAGAGATGGTAAAAAAAGTATCAATGTTATGGACACAGCAGAAAGAGCAAAGAATAGTGCTACTATAAGAGCAAGAAGAGATAAACAAGTTAAGACAAGATTAGTAGTATCTAACAAAGCTGAAGGTATTCAAAGTCGTATTACTGAAGCACTAACCAAGAGAAGACGTATTAATAAAACGTATACTGACCTTCAAGGTAACGTAAAGACTATTTCTGATAATGAACTAGAACAAGGTTTATTTAGGAGCAAAGACTTTATGTCACTAAGTGAAGGAGAGAAGTATCAATCATTTAGAGATATGGGTTTTGTACCTACTAGTATTAAAAATAAAGTATTAGATGGTTTAACTTTTCTTATAGCTGGTGATGTATCTACACCTGAAACTAATCAAGCTATAGAAAATTCTTTCTTAAACTATATGGCTTTGAAAAACTCTGGTAATGATTTAAGTTTCATCAAGAAAGAAGATAGACTTAGATTTGAAGCTATGGACTTCTGGGTTAATAAGTCAGCTAAAGTAGGTGAGATTGATATACTACAAGAGCAAACAGAAGAACAAGCTTTTGAAGGTGAACCTCCTGCTGTTATAAAAAGTAAGAACTATAACAATGCTGCTAGAAATATACAGATGATGAACTTTAAGATAACAAAGTCACCTGATTTTACAAAAAACATTATAGATAAAATGGATGAAGTCTCTCCTCTTTCTAAAGATTTATCAGAGGTAAGTAATTCATCTTTTATTCAAAATGAAATAGCAACTACTGCTCATTATCTAATACAATCAGGTATGGGAGAAGATGAAGCTATAGAAAAAGCTGTTGAGATAGCTAAGAAAGATTATCCAGTAGTTGAATCAGGTAATGGTAAAGCTTATGGTTTTAATCATCTTAACACAGGTGTAGACAGTAGTTTAAAGCCTTCAGAGATTATTCCAAAGTATAATAAATTGTTATTAGACTCTAATAAAGTCAAACAATATATGTTTGATACACATGGTTTAAAAGATGGAAAGTTTGACATAGCTATTTACCCAGACCCTAAGAATCCTAATGCAGCAGTAATCATGGCTTTTGATGATGAGGGTTTACCTCTTGGTCAAGTAGGTGGGAGTATAAATAAGAATGTATTACTATCTGACCAACAGCAGTTAAACAATCTAATAGCTACAGGTATGACTCAAGATGTAAGTACTACTACTACATATACTCCAGAAGTAAACAAGGTTGTAAGTAACTCTACTTCTCAGAATGTAATAGAAACAGCTTTAACACAAGTTGATGACTTTAAACAATTTCAGCCTATTCCTACAGGTGAACCTGTTGTAGGTCAACCTATGCTAACAAAAACTTTACAGAAGTTAGAGCAACAAGATATAGCTGACCCTAAGAAATTAGTAGGTGGTGAGTTTATGGATACCATTACAGAAGGTATTAAGTCAACTCTAAACTATGTATTAGGTTCAACATCAGCTGCTCAACAGAACTCAGAAATAATTGGAGAGTTTATAGAAGGCTTTACTACAAAATCAAGTAATAAAATAATAGATATTATTTCTAGTGAAATAGATAAAGCTAAAGAAGAGTATAACAAAAAAGTTACTCTTAAAAAAAACTCAATAAGTAACATGCCCAGTAATCAAGCAATAGGAAATAAAATGACTATAGAAGGTAGTAACATAGAAGAGAAAACAGCTAATATGATAGCAACTCAAGAAGGTTTCTCTAGTACCCCTTACAAAGATGGTAAGAATAAATCAGTAGGTTTTGGCTTCTACTTACCTGCTCTAGAAGAAGATGAGAAAGCTTTGATTAAGGATGTTAATAATGTAACAAGAGAAGAAGCTACTCAAGTTCTTAATTTAAAAGTGCAGAAGATTGGTAACTATCTAGAAAAAGAAATACAAGGTTTTAGAAACATACCTGAAGAAGCACAATCAGCTATCATTAGTATGGGTTACCAGTTAGGTGTCACTAATATTCCAAAGACTTGGAAGAACTTTACAGCAGCTGTTAAAGAAGCAGGACAATATGAAGAAGGTTCTCCTGAACAAGCT